AGAACCAGAACTAGAACCAGAATCTGTTATAGAACAAGAACTAGAACCAGAATCTGTTATAGAACTAGAACCAGAACCAAAACAAGAACTAGAACCAGAACCTTTAACAGATTCTTTAACGAGAGATTCTTTAACAACAGATTCTTTAACAACTGATCCTTTAGATTATAAAAAATATACTTTATCTAAATTAAGAAATATTGTTTTAGAAAAAGGATATTTAAGTGATACTTCAAAATTAAAAAAACAAGATTTACTGAAAATTCTTGAAATAGAATAGATTTATAATCTTATAATTATATAAATATGTCATGGTCAACTTGTTATTCTGGATCTAATAATATTAATTTTAATCAACCACCTATTATGGCAGATGGAAGAAATTTTTCAACATGGCAACCAGACTCTTTAATTAATGAAAGAATTCAAAAAAAAGAAAATATTAATAATAATTGGAATTATCGTCAATATTTACAAGAAAATGGAATTAAAATAATGAATTATAATAATTCGGAATCGTGTTATGTTTTAGGATTAGATCCGCATATAAAATCAGATAAAACTCCATCAGATAATGTGCCTTATCAATTTAGAAATACATTTGATACTAGTCAACCAGGGTTTGGATATTGTAATAGTGATTTAAAAAATCCATATTTAACTCGTGAACAATTGAATGCAAGAATGGTATCACCTTCTATAAAATCGATAAATTTTAATTATAATTAAACAATATAGTAATAATTTGTTATAATTTATTACTATATGAAAGTACTATCCATTGATGTTGGAATTAAAAATTTAGCATTTTGTCTTTTTGAAAAAAATGTAACAAATAATAATTTTAAAATAAGTAAATGGGATGTTATTAATATTTCAGAAAAAGAAACTACATTTTGTAGTATTATTGAAAATAATATTTTATGTAATAGACCAGTAAAATTTAAAAAAGATGATAAATGTTTTTGTTTAAAACATTCTAAAAAACAAGAATTACAAATACCATCTTCTCAACAAAAGTCATCCTATATTAATAAACAAAAGATTCAACAATTATATGAAATAGCAAATAGTCATAATATTAAATATGATTCTAAAATTAAAAAAAGTAATTTAATAAATTTAATAAATCAACATATAAATAATAATTATTTACAAAGTATTGAAACAAAAAAAGCAGCTGATGTAAATTTAATAAATATAGGATTAAATATCAAAAGTAAATTTAATAATTTATTTGAAAATGAAGATAAAATAGATTATGTTATAATTGAAAATCAAATTAGTCCAATAGCTAGTAGAATGAAAACTATACAAGGTATGATTGTTCAATATTTTATAATGTCTAAATGTATAGTTGATTGTATAGAATTTGTATCAGCTTCAAATAAACTATATGATTGTAATTTAAAAGAAAAAACCACTTATAGTGAGAGAAAAAAAATAGGTATTGAAAAATGTTATCAAATAATAAATACTGATTTTAGATTTGAAGAACATACTGATTTTTTTAATCAACATAAAAAAAAAGATGATTTAGCAGATTCCTTTTTACAAGGGTTATGGTTTATTAATAAAAAAGTAATATAATATAATAAATTAATAAATAAAATATAATAAATTAATAAATAAAATAAATTAATAAAAATTTTAATATTTAAATTAATTTAAATATTAATTAAATTGAATTACTTAAAATTATTAATTAGAATTCGTATTACTTAAAATTAAATGTTCTTATTAATCAATAATGACAGATAATATAATAGAATTGACAGACTTAGATTTTAATGATAATTACGATAATAAATCTAGTAATTTTGGAGGTGGTCTTGAATTACTAATGAACGATAAAATTAAGGAACCTAAAATTAATAATAGTGATATAAATTTAGATGATTTAAATAATTTAGAAGAAGAATTAAATAATTTAATAGATAAGAATGATAAGAATGATAAAAATGACACACATCATTCAAAACCAAGATCTGAATTATTTAATAAACCAAGTGTATCTTTTGAAAATATAACTAAAGAAAATTTAGGACATTCTACTTCACATACTTCAAATAATACAAAAACTTGGGATGGATTTGATAAATTTAATAATATTCCATTAAATCCAGATACAACTGCACCAACAGAACCTAAATTTTCAAAAGAAGAAACATTAAAAGAAAAATTTAAATATTTAAAAAAACTAGAAACTCTTGAAAAAAAAGGGATTGAATTATCTAAAAAATATTCGATGGATTCATCCCTTCAAGAAATGCAAGGAGAATATGAAACAATTATGGATGAAAAGACAAAACAGAATTCTGTAAAATTTCAAGGAAATATGCTAATGGCTATAATTAATGGAATTGAATTTTTAAATGGAAAATTCGATCCTTTTGATATTAAATTAGATGGTTGGAGCGAACAAGTTCAAGAAAATATGACTGATTATGATGATGTATTTGCGGAATTATTTGAAAAATATAAAAGTAAAGCAACAATGTCGCCAGAAATAAAATTACTTTTTCAACTAGGTGGAAGTGCTTTGATGGTTCATATGACAAATACTATGTTTAAAAGTTCTATGCCAGGAATGGATGATATTTTACGTCAAAATCCAGATTTAATGCGTTCATTTCAAAGTGCTGCAGTTAATTCGATGTCACAATCATCCCCTGGATTATCTGGATTTATGAATATGATGAATAATGATGAAGGACAATATAGTAAAGGAAATTTACCTCCACCATTAGCTACACAAGGTCCTAATTCTATTCCACCTCCATCATCACGTCCAGGTAATAATAGTTCAGTGAATCAAAATTTAAATTTTAGTCAAAGTAATTATCAAAATGATGGTATCAATCTTAGAGAGAATAATTCACGTGCTGAAATGAAAGGACCTACAGATATTTCAGATATTCTCTCTGGTTTAAAAACGAAATCTATAAATATTCAAGAACCGAATTCTCAATCTATTAATGACAGCACAATAAGTATCAGTGATTTAAAAGAATTACAAGGTGATGGAAATATGCCTAAACGTAGTGGTCGTCGTAAAAAATCATCCAGTAATACAGTTTCATTAGACATTTAATTTATTTTTTTTAATATGAATAAACAAGCCGCAAATAAAAATATACATAATATCCATTTTTTTATTTGCATTATATATTATATTAATATAATTTATATTATTAATAATTAATAATATAAAAAGATTTATTTATAATATAGTTATTTTTTTTTGTTTTATATACTTAAACTTAATATTGTATTATTAGACATATAGTTTGTAAAACCAAGTTGTCTATAAAAACCAACCACACTCATATAATTTAAGAATATTATTTTCATTTTTATTATTATTATTTTGTAATAAATATGGATATTTAGTTTCAAGTAAATTATTTAAAGTATCTATTTTAAGTATTTGTTCTTTTTTTAATAATTCTGCAGTTTCATATATAAAATCTTTAGAAATTGTAATTATTTCTTTAGAAGATTTATATGCTTGATTAATTAAATCAAAAATTTCTATATCAATTAATTCTTTATATTTATTACTTAAACTTGGATAAATTATATTTTTGCCCATACCATAATGAATAATCATTTTTTGTGCTAACTCTAATGCTTCACTGAAATCATTGATAGCTCCTGTTGTTACTGAAATATTGAAAAATACTTCTTCAGCAACTCTTCCAGCTAATAATATCATTAAATGTTCATATAATGCTTCTCTAGTATAAATATGTGATAATGAATTTTCAAACATAGTATATCCAGGACTATTTGGAGAGAATAAATTAATTACTACTTTAGTTATTTTTGAATGATGTTTTGTAAATAAACCTACTGTTGCGTGTCCCATCTCATGAACCGCAATATGATTTATAATATCTTCTGTAAATACGTGTTTATTCGGTTGCCAACCTACCATCATTTTATTCATTACTAAATCAAAATCAGAATAAGTAAATACTGTATCATTTAATTTTAATGCATTTAACATTGCTTCATTTAATAAATTTTCTATTTCAGCACCAGATAATCCTTCAGTTATTTCTACTAATTCTTCTATTTTTATAGAATCATCGTGTGGTTTTCCAGTAATATGTATTTTTACGATTGCTTCTCTAGTAATAGCATCAGGTAAACTTATATGTATTTTTTTATCAATACGTCCTGGTCGAATTAAAGCACTATCTAACAAATCGATTCTATTTGTAGCAGCAACTAAAAATATTCCTGTATTATTTTTAAAACCATCTAATTCAACTAATAACGCATTTAAAGTATTATCTCTTTCACTAGATGAATCTTCGCCATCACTTGATCTTTTTCTACCTAAAGCATCAATTTCATCAATAAATATTATACAAGGAATGTTTTTTTTAGCTAATTCAAATAATTCTTTTACTCTTGCAGAACCTACACCTACATATTTTTCTTGAAAATCGGATCCTGATACTGGTATAAAATTACATTTCGATTCACACGCTAATGCTTTTGCTAACATTGTTTTTCCTGTTCCTGGTAAACCTTCAAAAATTAACCCTTTTGGAATTCTTACATTATATTTTTTATATTTTTTATAATTTTTTAAAATATCAACACATTGCATTAATTCTTCTTTTACATTATCATACCCTCCTATATCTTTAAATAAAGTATTATAATTATCTATTACTTGAAAATGTTTAGATTTTTTATTTGAAGATGGAGATGAAGTATCATAATATCTTTTTCTACCAGTTTCTTCATCTATTGCAAAAAAACCTTTATCTTCATCTTCATCTTTTTTATTATTATTATTAACATCAGGTATTATATCATCCTTTTTATATTTTTTTATTATAATTCGTAAATTTGGGATATGTTTAGTTTCAGTTTCAGTTTCAAGATCAGTTTCAGGATCAAGATCTTCATCTTCATTTTCATTTAATATACTATTATTTTGTATTGTAAAATTTTTGGAATTTAAGTTTTTTAATATTTCTTCTATACGTAAGTTTTTTAATATTTCTTCTATATTATTATTATTTTCTAGGTATAATAAAAGAATTATTATTATTAATAAAATTCATAAAAAATATAAATATTAATTTATAATTCATATTTATAATATAACTAATTTGTTTAAATTATTTATTAGTTAATTTATATTTATTAGTTAATTTATATTTTATACTATTATATTATAATAATGAGCTCGTCTAGTAGTGATAAAGGTAAACGTAAAAGTATTAATGTTACAAATACAATAGATCATACACCTAGTGAACGAGCTATTAGAAGTAAAAAAAGAGAATATAATAAAAAAATACAAGATGAACTTAATATAAGAATAGAGCAATCAATACCAAAAGTATCATCCATTCCTCAATCTTTTGTTATACCAGATGAAAACTCATATATACATGATGATCCAAGTTATACTATTCAATATATAAATATTACTGATATGTTTATAGCATTTATTAATGCACATCCTGAATTAACACATATAGAATCATCTATACAAAAATTAACAATTCTTGATCCTATTTATCAAATAATGTATATAATAAAAAGACATAATAATAAAATTATTTCAAGACAAATATTATTAGGAAATATTGAGGAAAATGATAATATTGGTCATTTTGAAATTAGTACAGATGAAGATACTAATGTTTCTGATATGACAATTGGATTAGAAGATACAGAGCGTACTAAAGGAGGAGGATTATCATATATATTAATAGGATCTATGCTTGTTGGAATGATGATTATAGATAATCCTAATAGTAAAATTAATATATTAACACTAGATTTAAATGAGTATCATATGAATACCATATTAACATTTGAAGTAATTTATATTGATTGTGATGCAAGTGCTGGATTTTGGGATAGAATGGGAATGAAAGAAAATTATTATTTTGAGAAAAATAATAATGATACTACTAGTCCACGTAGTAAAGGTTATGGTTATGAAAAAAGAATAACTTTATCTGATATGTTTAATTGGACTTTTAAAAAACATATGAAAAATAAAATGGGTCAACATTTTTTAGATCAGTATGTTCAATGTAAAACATCAGAATTTGGTCCTAACCAAGGTATTAGAAAAATAATACTTAATGTAAATGATAACACAGAAACAATTGGTAAATTATCAGGCGATTCACCAGTTAAATCAATACCTGTTGTAAATGATAACACAGAAACAATTGGTAAATTATCAGGCGATTCACCAGTTAAATC